TTCTTTATTAAAAATGATATTTTTTAACAATGCATAACAACGAAAATAAATAAATGTTACTGTAAACAATACATCTATAATTTTATCCGATATTTTTATAACACTAGGAATAATAGTATTAGCAGTACCTTCAAGTTTTTTTATATATTCCTTGATCCAGAAACGAAAGTTTAAAAATATTGTACTTATTTCAAACAACATAAGGTTATAAATAACATCGGGTGCTATTTGAATTCCAATAAAAAGAGCCCAAATTATTAATAATAGAGATAATATATGATGAAACATAATTTCATAACAAGTTTTCTTTTCAGACTTGATTAATATTAAATAAATAGTTATAAATGAATCAATAATTAGAAATGGTATAAATACATATAATGCCAATTTAAAAAATAATGCAATATCCTTAGTTTTACTATATTGATACATAAACCATAAACAAAATACTGCATTAATTAATGATAGAACATTTGAAATATTATGTATGTTAGTGTTAGTCCATATAAATTTGAAAAAATCACTAATGATGTTATCCATTATTTATAAGATTGCAATAATTAAATATGCAATATTTTACTAATTACTTTTAACCTTTACCTTCCGGTCCATACCTTTACCTACCGGTCCATACCTTTACCTACCGGTCCATACCTTTACCTACCGGTCCATACCTTTACAACAGAACCAACAAGTTTTTTATTATTAAAATCATTAATATATTCATCATAGTTGTAACCAAATGCTTTATAATGGTTATGAATAGTACCAAATAAAGATTTCAATGATACAACTTGGGGATATTCAGCAAAGAATAGTAATCCAAGAATTCGTTCTAAGCCGCATCTATCCATTCTACATTTTACTACATTGACTAAATTACTTATTCCATATTTTGATTCTATCTTCATTAAAAAACTATGATTTATATAACATATACCACCAAAAACCAAATTAAAATTTTCCTTTTGAGTTAGACCTAATATATTTATTTCGCTACCTGTTAATTTTTTTTTAAGAAGCTGATTATTTTTTAAAAAGGATGATAAACGTAATAAATTGCTGAGATGTTCTTTATCATATTGCCAATGCCAAAATGGCATAACAGGCATTTTGAATGTTTCAAATGGTATCCTTTTATGAAAAAATACACTGTCGTGAATAATGACAGCATTTTCAAACCATTTATGTCTTATATAATACACATATGGTAACAATTCACCTCTTCCCGGATATTCTGATTGTATAATCTCTACATTTTTATAGTTGAAATGCGCTTTTACAAACCCATAATTACTATTGTCATCAATAACAATTATTTTTCTATGTGGATAATTTGACCTAATAAGTTTTACACAATGATTCCAATATTCATTTGTTGTTTCCGAATTAACGTGTCTTGTTAATATGAAGCCAAAACTCATTCTATATTAAATATTAATATAAAATAAATTAATTACAAGTATATAGTATATTACAAATAAAATAATTTGCACGATTTTTTACCAATTAAAATTGGTTTACAAAATATATGACGGTAAATCATCAATATTTATAATTAGTTCACCCTTTGGCATATTGTTTTTTTGACACAAGAATTTGCTAAACTCTGGGCGGTCAAGTTGAGCATTAGGTGTATGATTGTGGACGCATCTGGCAATCATTTTATATAATTTGAAGTCAGGGTAACGTTCTGTACCATTATTCTTATAGAGCACATTGATGCCATTATCATCGATGCACCATTCGACAATTAACTTTACAATTGGTTCACACTCACTCAAGTTCTTTATGTCATCAATGTCATCAACTACATAATCAAATATGGAGCAAGCTAGACGACATAAATCAAAACTGAAATTGGGTTCTAGTCGAGGCTTCTTGTCATTGAAGTAGGGTTCGGTATTATATTGGGTCGCCGCATCACCACCAAGCTGAAAACTGTCGCTGCAAAATACCTTGCCGCCAAATTTATAAATGGCACGACCAAAGTCAATTATTTTGAATATTTTTCCAAAGGTGGGAACCTTATAATACTTCTTCTTGTAGCAATAATAAATGTGTTTCTTGTTAGTAGTAACATACATCACATTGTTTGTATGTAAATCGTTGTGGGTAAATGAAAAGGATTTCTGATATGTAATTAGAATCATAATAATTTGCATTAATGCAGCAAACCATTCATCGTGACTCAGTTCATTGTTCATAATTAGGTCATCAAAAGTGCTTTCACAATTTTCCATACAAATAACTTGTACTGGAAACTGTGGAAATGTTAGCAACAATGTTTCCTCTTCAATATCAGAGTAATCACTCGAGTGTTCTGAGTCAGCACCTGATTTAGAGTCAGATTTATTAGACCCAGATTTAACAAGTTCATCACACTCATCACATTCACCACTTGATAACTCATTATGATTTTCATTTTCATTTTCATTCTCATTCTCATTCTCATTCTCATTCGTATGTGACGTTCTTGAAGAACAAGTAGAACCAGATTTAAGTGTCTCGGACTTCTTCTGGTCCATAATATTAAATTCACTCGAATTCATAATATCAACCAACTCAACATTCATATGTTTGACATCCGCAAGAGTAATATGACTGCTAGACGAAATACTATTTTCAAATATATTATCAAAAATGGTCTCATCAATTGATTTAGCAGATAATACTGATTTTTGTGAACCATTCATAATATTCAAAGGTCGCAATGCCTTTACCCCATCATCGTTTGTTATTAAATGACTATAATCATCTACATTAAACAATACATTTTGCTTCTTATTGAAGAATTCAGATGTAATTAAATAATCTAAATCATCAATAATGTTTACCTTGTAGTTGTTTTTAATAGCCAAAAATGAGCCATAATAATCAACACCGTGAATAAAACTGTGACTGTTTAACATCTGACTTGTTAGAAAACAAAAGAAGCCGTCAATATATGAGGAATTGTTAGTATCTTCAATTTTAGGATGCACTCTTATGCTCTTGTCAAATGATGGTAAATTAAATAGTTGTTCATCTGTGTGATTGTATTTACCAACAATATATTTGAAAGGATCTAGCAAAGGTGCCATTTTGAAGAAGACCTTCTGAGTCATTGTAAAGTCTTCAATGTCTGAAATATTCTTCAATTTGCAATTGAATATGTTCTCAGATTTATCGCCTTCTTTCTCTTTAATGTCTGATAATGACCATAAATGATTCAAATTAATCGAGTTGTAATTTGTATTATTTAATGAGAAGAAACGGTCATAAATTGGAATATAGTTCTGCACGTTTGACAGGCTAGTTTTTTTGTTAGTTTGAAACTTTGAAAAGAGGTTTATATTCTTTCTCTTTTGATAATTAACACTAAACATTGTTGTCATTAGCTATTTAAAATATTAATATTAGAAATATTTAACTCATTTTTTCCTAAACTTCAACCTTTTATAAGAGAAGCGGAAAAGGTGGAAGGGCGTTTAAATTTAAAAAACTTTTATAGTCCTATTAATATAATGAATTTAGAACTAAAACGTTTTGATATGAAAAGTATTAGTTTCAAGCCTAATGAATCCAAGGGTCCTGTTGTGGTTTTAATTGGTCGTCGTGATACTGGTAAATCATTTTTGGTCAGGGATCTTCTATATTATCAACAAAGTATTCCGATTGGCACTGTTATATCCGGAACTGAAGAAGGTAACGGGTTTTATGGTGCATTGGTTCCCAAATTGTTTATTCACAATGAATACAATACTGCAATCATTGAGAACATTTTGAAGCGCCAGCGACAGGTGTTGAAGCAGATTAAGAAGGAAATGGAGCAATTCAAACGCAGCACAATTGACCCCCGTACCTTTGTGATTTTAGATGATTGTTTATATGACAACACGTGGGCCAGAGATAAGATGATGCGGCTTCTCTTTATGAACGGTAGACATTGGAAGGTGATGTTAATCATCACAATGCAATATCCGTTGGGCATTCCACCAACGCTAAGAACTAACATTGATTACGTTTTTATTTTAAGAGAGCCGTATATTGCCAATAGAAAGAGAATTTACGAGAATTATGCAGGTATGTTCCCCACATTGGAGTCATTTTGTCAAGTGATGGACCAGTGTACTGAGAATTATGAATGCCTAGTGATAAATAACAACGCCAAATCTAACAAACTGCAAGACCAAGTGTTCTGGTATAAGGCAGATGCACATAATGACTTCAGATTGGGTTCCAAGGAGTTCTGGGAGCTATCCAAATCCATCAATGATGACGAAGAGGATGAACAATATGACCCAAATAATGTGAAGAAACGTGGACAAGGGCCAAAAATTGCAGTTAAAAAGTCAAAGTGGTAACACGCTTTTATAAAAAGCGCTTTCAAAATATATAAGCAGTTTAAATCAACTTGAAGAGTATCCTATTATAAAATCTTGCTTTACATTTAGGTAAAGCAAGAACAAATGATGAAAAACTGCTTAACCTTAAAGATAAGCAAGATTCTATGTTATAGAATAAAAAATGTATAATCAAATTTACAAAAAGAACAAAAATGTAATGGCAAATGTGGATACTATTTGTAGAGTAATAATAGCTCTAGACAAAAACGTCTTGCATTTAATGTCAACATATGCAGTGGTCGTCTGAAAATTAATTGACATAATTAAGGCAATCCACATTTTGTGATTAACAAATTGGCTTCTTGGAAACCCTGATTGTATAAAAAAGTTGTCATCAAAGTCAACTAACAAAATGTAATAAATTATAGCAAAAATAAGCGTACTTGAGAGTTGCAGAGCAAATAGATTAAAGTATTTTACATACGTGTCTGGTACAAGTCCAAAGAAATTGCCGAAAATACAGGCATCCTCATATAGTTTTGGTTTCTGTGTTTTAGTATTTTTGTCATTATCAGCATTAGTGTTTGTAGTGTCGTCGTTATTTGTATTGTTATCACTCATTTAAAATATTACAATATAAAATATAAAATTTTTATATTTTATTTTATTTAAATTCAATTCCATTCCTAAATAACGCACCAAACATTTTTAATCAACTCTTTCCATACTATCAGCATCAGATTCCTTCTTTATAGCAAAAGGACCACTAAGCAACTCAGACCTACCGTAATCCGATTGACCAATAACAATATTGTCGCCATCAAATAACTCACTGCGAATATCAGCCGCTGAAATTGCATCATTCTTAGAAAACTTGGCATCCTCGGCACCAATTAGGTTACCATCCTTGTCAATATCCTGAGTAATAGTACTACCGTGCTTCTCAGCATTCTTCTTATTGTCATCAATTGCCTTCTGCTTAGTCTCCTTGACACGCTGCTCGAATGCAGTCTTGGCAACCGATTCATTCTTCTGCTTCTCCTGGGCCAACTGGTTAAGCTCTTCTTCCATATATTCAACACGACCAGTCTTGTAAGCCTCGGGGTCCCAGCAGAGCCACTGGCCAACAGGTCCAACAAAGACATCAAAACTTGAATCAGTCTCTCTCAGCAATTTAGCACGCATTTCAGCCTCCTCTTGAGTTGCAAAATTGCCTCTAGACTTGAAGCCTCTCACAGAGGTCTGGAAGTTGTGCTTGATATTGAACTGCTTCTCCATCTCCTCCTCATTCTTATCCAAGAATGTCTTGTAGTCGTCCTCAATAGAAGAGCTAATAATATTCTCCCTCTCCTCATTTACAAAACCCTCATAGTCCTTTATCACATCCTCAAAGTTCAACTTGTACTTAAACGATACAAAATTAAGGAATTGATGAAACTTCTCCATCGACTTAGTGAATTCCCACTTCTTTAGGAATGATTCAAAAAAGAACATTTCCTTCTGCTTTAAAATCTTTTCGGGAGTAATAAACGAAAAACAACCAAATTGTTGCCCTGCGATGGGCTTGTCTAGTTCCAAAAGGTCGACATATTTAGGGTTCTCTGAACCATCCTTTCTTAACTTTCGTTCAAATGCCAACTTTTTGGCAACATTCGATTTAGATTTTCCACTCATTATATATTTATTTAGTTATTCGTTTTAAGTTTTAATTTGCATAATTATTATTTAATTTATATTTCAAAAATAAATTCTTATTTTTTTCTTTTTTATTTATATAGAATGGCTATGTTTAATGTTGCTGAACTTGTTAAGAGAATTGTTAAGTACTTGATTGAGGGTCTAATGGTTGCTATTGCAGCCTTTGCTATTCCCAAGAAATCTTTGAATATGGAGGAGATTATTCTGCTTGCATTGACTGCGGCTGCTACCTTCGCCATCTTGGACACATACATTCCTAGTATGGGTGTATCTGCACGCACTGGTGCCGGATTCGGTATTGGTGCCAACTTGGTTGGCTTCCCTGGTGGACTCTAAAATCCACCTTTTTTCAACCTTTTAAAAGGTTTTGCGAAGCTAAGAGCCAAACATATGAAATATAAATAATTTGTTCATTTATATTTCTTAACCAGTAAATAAATTATCCAAACATTTGTCGCATCTCTGAATAAGTCATATTGCGTCCAGTTTGCTCCTTAAACATATCAGCTCCGGCCTGCAATCTGCCAATCAATTCATCTGGTTTAGTCAATAACCCTAGTCCCTCTTGCATTGTCTTTGGATTAATATCAGTTTCAATCTTCTTCATAATTGTTTGAAGATTAGGTTCAGTAGGTTTGATATTATTATTATTATTGGTATTAGTATTGGTATTGGTATCAGCCATTTTTATATATCCTAGGCAAATAAGCTTTATATTTGTTGAATATATATTTTCTCAATAAATATATATTATGGATAAAGGTAAACTAACATTAGCCGATTTGGCAGTTTCTCCAAGATCTAAATCGAGGTCTAGGTCAAAATCTCCAAAATCTAAATCGAGGTCCAAGTCTAAGTCTAGGTCTAAATCTAAATCTAGTTCCTCTTCTGGTTCATCTGGGTCTAGGTCTAACCCGATGGCAAAGACACGAAGACACGGTGATAATCGTCACCCTCTATCAGTTACCCAAGGACCGGGATATGGTGATTTGGCAAAGACACGAAGACATGGTGATAATCGTCATCCTCTCTCTTATACAAAAGGCCCTGGATATGGAAAATTAGGCAAGACTATAAGACCGAAATACAGTAATATGTAATTTATAAAGCATTCTGAAAGCATTACACAGTTGCAATAAACTCCCAATCCAATTCAATACACATCTTTTTCCACGTCTCATCTTGCTCAATCAATTTCTCCCTATCCTTCAACATTGGAATATCTTCCAAAAACTGGTCTTCTCCCAAGAGTTCACAGAACTTATAAAGAACGTAGTAATAGTTCAAAAAATTAACCCGATAATCTGGACACGTCTTAGCATAAGGTGATTGAATCTCCATAAACAGATTACAAAGTGTTTCTTCTAATTCTGGACTAAAAACAGGCGGTTTTATTCCCAACTTATTTTTAATAAATGCAATGTGCTCATAATATTTATTAAAGCCAAGCTTCTTCAAAATCTCTTTGGTCTTGTAATGTGTTAGTTGTTCCAATTGTATACGTTCTTTTTTGATTTGTTGTTGAATCTGTTCAATAACATCATCTGGAATTTGTGTAGTTTCTTTGCCCTGAAATTGAGCCAAAATTTCCTTAAAATGGTTAATTTTCTTATAAGCATAGAAACATACCTCCTTTGGTGGTTCCTTGTAAGATGGTTTTTCATTCTCTATTAAGTATGGTATACTAACAGCACATTCATTGCAAATTAAAACACCCTCGTCATCGAGTGGAATCAATTCACCCTTATAACAACTCTGACAAATATCCGTAATTCTGACAAATGCATTCATATCAAGAAACGATTCATCAATATTAGACAAATATTTCTGGACAATATTTTTGTTTTGATTTTCAGTCCCAGTTTGTTCTGGCTCTACGCACTGAATTTTAAAAAAGTTGAATAACGCTTGGCTTTTAGATGTAGGAATTACATTTACATTGGTATTACTGTTGTTATCGTTATTCTCAACATTTTCAATATTCTTCTTGTTTTCAAAATATTCGAATATATATTTAGAATTATCCAAAAAGTAATTATTTTTCTTGTCTTTTAATTCTTTGATTGTTTCATTAATTTCCCGAATACGATCTTTGATTTCCATTATCTTTTCAATTGGATAATTTGTAGTTTGGTTGATAATTTCTTGTTTTAATTGTTCTCTTTCCTCTTTCAATTTAGGAATTATATCATATGCGTCCTTTGAAAAATCATTCATAAACTCTTTATGCTTACCATCTAATGTGGTTGAATATCTTTTGCAAACTTTTATCTTTTTTGCAGTTTTTGGCTTAAAAGATGGCATAATTTTAATACTTATATTATAATAATTAATTTTATTTAATTGATAATTTGCAAGAAATATATAATTGTCCACCTTTTTTCCACCTTTCAATAGGTTTTGGGGAGGTTAGTGCCGATAAAACTAGGGATGGTG